CGGCATTTTGTTCTCTTGTCCAAAAGAAACCTCTTTCAAACATAAGAGCTCCAAACCCTAACACTAAAAGAAATGTTAATGAGTAAGTAATGGAATTCTTTTTCATTTTATCAACCTCCTAAACAACCGGATTAGATCCAGGAATTACTACACCTTTTGTAGCATCATACCAAGAACCCCATCTTGTTGTTTCACCCATCATATTACGAGAGTATATTCTGTGTTTGTTGTAAGGCATAAACAATACTTTTTTGTATGTGTCACTTCTCGCAATAACGATAGCATAGCCGTTTTGATTATCGGGATCTGGAGAATTTGTAGGGTTGTAAAGGTAGTAAAAACCAGTTTTATCAATTTTGCTCATAGTAGATAAGTCAACATCATCTAACCTAATAGCAAAACCTTCGGCTTCTGTAAGTGCTGATAATTGGCCTGTAGCACTCTTTATAGCTTCATTAACTTTGTTTTGTATTAATTCATCTAAACCATCAGAAAGTGTCTTAAATTCATCCTCGTTTGCCTTCTTAGATAACTGCTGATTAACTTCATCTTTTTTAGCGTAGTTGATAAGGTGCTCGTCTAAGTTTTTCTCTGTTATAACTCCTTCAGTTGCCGAATTTAGTCGTTCGTTGACCTCTAAAATTTTATCGTTAATATTATTTAGATAGTCTGTTAACTCTGTTTCGGTTTGTTTTGCGAAACTTTCCATTTGTTCCCGCAAATCTTTAACTTGTTTGACAAATTCTGTCTTTTGAGTATTTACAAAATTCATGAATTCTTCTTCAGCATTTTGAACGTTTTCTAATTCTTTCGATACAGTATCAATTCTGTCTTTTACTAAATCAACAAGATCGTCAATCTCTCTAATATATCTGATTTTAATATCAGCATCTATTTGGTTAATTAATGCATCTTTTACGTAAAAGCGAAACTCGTTAAGTACAACTGTATCTTTACGACCAACTGCTTTGATATAAATTTGACCAGTCACATGTGTGTCAGTAGAAGCCTTTAGGAAATTACTGTCTAAAGTTAAACGTATAATGCCTTTCATAGGATTAACATATTCAACTTTAACTCTTCCGGTCGAAGAACCGTTATCGGAAACAAAATAAGCTGTTATCTCAGTATTAGCTTCGCTAATCTCTAGGGGATAACTTTCCCCGTTTATTTCTCTACGTACTTGAAAAGTTAATACCGCAGTATTTATATCCATATTATAAAAACCGATACCTTCGTCAGATATCGGTTTTAAATAAGGTTCGTCGACAGTAGTAATTCTAGCTTCTTTGTAAAATCCATCCATTATGAAGCCTCCTTATTTTTTCTTTTTAGTTTTATGAATAATTTTGTTTGTCTTAGTATATGCACTTGGTTTATCAGGATAAACTTGATGGAATGTTTTTTCTTTTTGGTTACCATACCCACCAGATTTAAGAATTTGAACTGCTGTGTGTGTATGTGATGGTGTGAAAGTGAGGTTAATAATCATGTTTCTAACTCTAGCTACACCTTTTGTTCTTAGAATATCTACAACCCCCATCACTTCATTAGATCTGTGTACTTTGTTCGGGCTTGTTGTAGAGTATTGAACAGGAGCGATTGCATGAAGTGGGATAGTATGCCATCCTTTTTTAACTGGCATTCTCACTCTGTATAAGTGACGTCTTCTGCTTTTCCCGTTACCGCTGTACGAATGATAGTTTTGTACTACATAAGGTGCTACAGCTATCGTTGTATCTCTATCAACTTCAACAGTAATAGAGCCATTTAACTCTACAAACCCATTAGCTGTAACTTGGAAACGTTGCTGTGTCATTAACATACGTTGATAATCTTTTTTAGCGATAAGTGAAAAAGGCTTAGTATCTTTTTTATCAAATCTACTACTATAAACTAAAGACTTAACAATAGGTTGATTTGCAATTCTGCCTTCTTTGTTAGTGTCTAGTTTTGATAGTTTGGAGATAATATTTCCTAAGTAATAAACTGAACGCCACATCTCTTGAGCGCCTCTAGGTTTTCCAGCTCTGCCTTCGTACACTTCAGGTAAGAAAGAGGTTGTACCATGCTTAATACCTACCCAGTTACTAAATGAGGCTAAGGTGCTTGAACCCCAAGTTACATAATCCCCATGATCAGATATTTCTGAAAGCATTTCAGTCATCACATTGTTAGGTTGGTTAGCAAAACGCGGATAGAATAAGCAATAGTCACTTACTTGAGAAATAATATTATGACAATCGACATGAGCTGTAATATCTCCTAAACTTTCTACTAAGGCTTTCATGTTTCTACTTTCTCTTTCACTAAAAGGCTTAGTCCCTTTGTAGTTTTTACCAGTAGAACGTGTACCACTACCATTTGACCAATAGTAATCAAAATTACGGTTTAAATCGACATTATTTACATTTTCACGTTCTTGATTAGCAAACCCCCAAGGGTTAACAATAGGAACTATAACCACCCTCACGTTTTTACGTATATAAGCGAGTTGTGAATACTTGTTCCATTCATTGACGACTAAATCCATAAATCGACTTATAGCATAAAATGCGCTGTATTCATTCCCATGTACACATGATGTGATGAGTAAGGTTTTTGTATAGTTTTGAGGTTTGAAATCATAAGCATAAACATTGTACTTGTTACTTTGGTCTTTACCTACATATTTTTTCGTAACATACTTGTTGTCAACAAATTTGTCATAAAACACTTTTCTATTGTCATCGGGATCGTTATTATTAGGTGTTTCATTAACACCTTGTTCTGCACTAGCGATAAATGGAGGAGTAAATAGATAAGTAGCGTCATCAGCCACATTTAGTTCTTTGTCTATTTTTTCATCTATTCTAGTGAAATCATGTCTTAGTCTTTCTGAAAGTATAGGGAAATTTTGAGCGTCAATTGATGTACGACTATCTCTCACTTCTTGAAGCCCATTACCGATAGTTCCTAAAACTAAGTTTCTTATTCGTTTACTTTGATAACCTAACTCTTGACCTACAGTAACATTAGGTCCAGTAGGCAATGTATATACAATTTGTTCAGCATTATGTGCTTGCTTTTCAGTTTTTCCATGCTTTGCTAATATTTCTTCGATATTAGTAAGCATATCTCTTATAGCAATGTAATTGAGTTCGTTTTCTCTAACATAACGCGAACTAAATAAAGTATCTAGTTTTGTGTAGATAGTCTTTCGCATTGCTACGCCTCCTTAACTTGTAGTTTTCCATCTTTATCTATTGTAATGTTGTAATACTTACCATTTTCACCTTGCATTTTGAGACGATTATAATGAAGTCTATCGACTTTCTTTTTATCATTATTACTCATCAGTCCAGATGCTTTATCTGTTGCTTTTGGTATTACGTTTTTGTTAAACCCACTTTTAGCGCTTGCGATAACTTGCCATGTCTTACCACGATCGTGAGACACTCGGAATTTACCATTTCTGTTATATTCTAGTATGTGGTCTTTTTCTACAATTGCTCTTATTCCATTGGCGTTTCCATGCAATGCTTTGTTAGAGTCAATGGACTTTCTTGTAGAAGTAATAGCTGCATTTGCTTTTGCGTATGTTGTTCGATATGAATTAGCAAATCCTCCACCTAAACCACCTACAACTTGTGCTGCTTGACTAATTCGTTCTAAATAGCGGTTGTGACGATTAAAATCTCCTAAAGTTACGTCTTGTTTTACTATCTTATTTTCAGCGTCTCTAATAGTTTTAACTTCTACAATTCTCATAAACTCATTGATGCCAAGTATAGAGTGCTTAACTTTTACAATGTCTGCAACTCTAGGAACTGCATTAGGATAATGTTGTCGCAAAGCTATAAAATCCAAAGTTAAAGAGCGTTTTATAGATGCATTAATAACAGCTTGCAATCTAGCTCGCATAATATCAGGATCAGTAATAGAACCATCTTTAACAGGTGGTGCATCAAACCTACCGTAATCTTTCATATTAGGGTGCTCAAATTCAACGATAAGACCTGCACCATCTAAACCCTCTTCATCAGTATAAGAACCGTACCCTTTAACATAGGTATACATCTGACCACTATCTTCTTCTAATTTCATATTGTTTGCGTTAATTTCATCATCAATATGATAAGTTGCTTGTTTCTCTAAATACGGAGTGAATTCAAAAGTATACGTGTTTGTTTTGTAATCATGATGTATATCAAACTCTAAATCCCATGCTTCTAATCCTTTTTTCAATAGATCCTCGACACTTTCTCCCTCGCCAGAATCTTTGATTTCAGAAAAAAACATATTGTCAGGCACTTTGAATTTAAGTCCAGTTCCTTTAAATATCTTTTCGAAAAAGTCGGGTGGTTTATGAGGACCATCTATTTTGTCATACACTCTCTTTCTTTTGATAATATCTATCGGCTTCTCTCTAAGTGTTACAGCAACTTCTTGATTTCTACCATGTGTTTGTCTATCGATGATATAAGCAACGTATTCTCTCTTGTCATTAGGTCCTGTTAACTGCGTCAGTGTCCAGCGTTTATCAATACCTCGTATAACATTATAGTTATATTTATCTTCAAGCAATTTGCATTGTACAACTGTTTCAGAACCTAACTTTGATGTTGTTGTAGTAGTGACATAAACTGGCTCGCCTATTCCTCTTATAGGGCTAAATAATACTGGCATTTAATAACCACCTACTTATAATAAAATTTCATATCAAAAGTTACTGACTTAACCTGTTGATTAAAAGCGAAATCATTCCAACCAGGATAGAATTTAGGTTGAGCGTTTGTACAACGATGATTAATGGGAGTGCCGTTTCTCCACGTTTGAACTCCGTCATACACTATCTTGTCGCCTTTTTTTAAACTAATATTACTGATTTTCATATAATCAGATTTTCCTAACGTAAATAGGAAGCTTTCTTTACTGCTTACATTTTTACCTAGAACGATAGTTACTTTCTTATAGAGTTTAAATTCGTTATTAGGTACGTTTCCGTGATAATAAACACTATTGTTCCA